TTTTTTGTTTCATGATGTAAATGATATTCGGCTATTAAATCAATTTTTAATTCTTTTGGCAATGATTGAAACCAATTCGGATGTTGATTCCAATGTTTTGATATCTGTAAAGATAAAAGATTTAGATACCCTCCTCTTGCGAAGGAAAAAAATCCTTTTTATCTTCTACCTCTTTTTTATGTGGTAATGCTTCCGCCATTGATTTTAATATAATCGTACCAGAAGAATATATATCATTCATCGGTATATTCTTTAATAAAAGCCGTTCTAATACTCTTCTACCATAAACTGTTATCTTTTCCTTTTCTGGTCTGTATTTTGGAAATAAAGACTCTTTATCAAGTGCTACACCAATACCAGCGGAACAAACACGCAATAAATCTACACTATCGTCGGAACATTCTCCCCACGATAGCGTAAATTCTAAGCATGTAGCTAAATCAATTTGTGCATCAATTGATTTTTGATAATCGCCTAATTTAATTTCAATTTTCATATCGTCCTCTTTAATGAAATTGATTTTGATTATGTTCCGGGGCCGTCCAAAACAACACCACCATAACATGTAAATGATATGTTGAACATGCTGGGATCGCCCTCTGTAAACGATACAGTACAAATACATTGTGATAATGTTGCTTTATGATTTGCATCATCACCCAATGACGTACCAGCTACATCGTATTCAATGTTAATAGAGTATTCTTCAACATAAACAGAACCAGTTACGGAAGTATTTCCAGAATAATTATTTGTTTTGTTAATGAAATCTACTAATGAACCAGCATTTGTTTGATCGGCAAATTCACGCATATAAGCACTAAACGAGCCTGTTGCCGCTGGTTGCTCATCGCCTTTTCTAACTGTGGTTATAACACCACGATCACGAATTACTGTTTGATCTGCTTTTGTTATTTCAAATGTTAGATTACCCTCTTCATAAGCAATTGCAAGTGTAGCGGAACCACCATCTTTTAATGTAATTGTTCCGTCTCTTCTGACTTTGGGTACGGTTGAAAACGCCATTTTACGCTCCTATTGTGTGATATACGGTGAAATTGATTGTTGATAGTAGCCATTCATTACTATCGGTTGATTGTCGATTTGAATTATTATAACGTATTTGTATTTCATTTTGTATTGAAGCATAACTATTTAAGCAAGCCAAAATAATCGATTCTTCTGCATTTAAAAACAAATCATAATCCGTTGGATATGCGTCCATTGGTCGTAATCGATATGCAAAAGTAATAGCAACATTTGAAGAGACATAAACACCGATAGAACGTCGTTGTCTTTCGTTTTGCTCGTTGGATACAGACAAAGCAATTACAAAACCTTTATGGGCTATTGTTTCCCTTGTACGACCAAAATAATCCGGTAATACTTTCACTAAATGAAAATCATCAATCGTTTCTATTTGTGTTTGTATCGCACTTCTTATTTGTGATAGCTTTAAAGACATTATCGAATATTCCAATATCGACTAAATCGACGATGGCCATTTCCATTCAAATATATAACTGGCTTTGCGGCTTTTCTGGTATCTTTATCGACTGGCTTATTTGTATGATCTTGATCATAAATGAAATTGATTGAATCAAATTCATTCATAAACATTCTTTGATGCTCTTGTGCAAGATCCAAAAAACGCCCATTTGATTGGCCTAATGAAGAATGAAAATCGCGGAAAATCAAATATAAAGATAAATGTCTATGTGCTTCATAAAATGAATCAGCGGACATAACCAAATATTCAAATCCCATTCCTTTGTTGCGTATTTTACGCAATATTTGATACCACGCATCATCGATATACTTTTGATATGATGATAATGTAGACGGTCGAACATCTTCTAAATCTGAATAGATAGCCGTTAAATCAATGTCGGATACCGTTGGATACAATCGACGCAATACAACAGCGGCCATTCTTCTGAAAACATGCCCATAACCATCTATTTTTATCCACCATTCTTGTATATAACCCTCACCCAAATCAATTGTGTTTGGAAGATCGGTAGCCAAATGAGGATATGAGACAATTCCAGAATCAGCAATTGAAGCGACGGCAGAATCAATTATCTTGTTACCATGCGGATCAATTAAAGTATATTTTGCTTCTGTCGGTATAACTAAAGCATTATCACGATATACAGAAATATCGGTTATTTGTGCTTTATTACGTTCCAAAAGCTCAACATGTCTTATTTGTGCAGAATATGGAATTGCCATTGTTTAAACCATTAAATGAATTGTTTCCACGCAGAACCATCACAACAAAACATAGCACCCTCACCAGTTGAAAGTATTTTGATTGTCGTACCAGCGGCATCTTTAACAGTAAATGAATTAGATTGGCAATTGATAACAAACATCGCCCCATCTTTCTCTTCTGGTAGGATAACTTCTAAAGAACCGGCAGAAGCGTCTAGACGCTGATATTGTGAATCAAGGTATGTTAATGTTCTATTTCCGCTAATGGCTTCAATGTTCACGCCTCCTTTTTGTACGATATGACGCGGTACATTAAATTGTTGTTTATCTGTAAAAGACATTTTATTCTCCTTTTGTAATTGCTTTGATTACACGCTTTTGTGCATCATAAAACGATACTTTTCCTTTTGATTGTTCAACATATTTTTTAGCTAAAAAATTAATCGTGGTTCGATTTGGTTGTACTTTCATAAATCTTTACCCCATCTTTTTTCAATGCTTGTTTTACTAGCTTCAAATCTTTATCTTTCTGGATTGCTTTTTTATACAATGCTTCATGATTTGGATTGTGTTGCAATTGGCTATATTTATCAATCAATTTTTGATTATCGTTTATCATTATTTTGATAAAATGCTCATGGGGAGGCGTTATAACGCCATCCCGCATAAGACTACAACGAAATTGATTAAAACCATCAGTATCATAATTGCGTATTAAACTACCGCCTAAATTTTCAAATGATACGAAAGAATCTTCATAACGATTCCCATTTGTGCATGGATAGACGCGTATATAATCGTATTTTTCTGGATCGATAATTGTCGATCCTTGCGATTGTACATTTGCGATAGCTACATTTGAATTGTTTTTGCGTACTAGATTTACACCGGCTGTTAGTCTCAAAACAGACAATTCCGGTAATAAAACAGCCTTTGATTTCTTTTCACCATCAATATAAACCAATTCCCAATTTTGAGGATTATGAATATAAATGAATTGTGAATTAGATTTGATAGGCAGTTTTTTCTGGCTTGCTTGCTTATTAGACCATGAATAACTGAGATTATTATATTTCATTGTTTATCGTTCCTGTTGAATAAATTAGGAAGCGACAATCACACAGGACGACGAAAATAATTGCCGCTCCCTATCGTGATAATCGCTTATACACTGCTCTTTACGAGCAATCCTTTAGCTTGATCAATAATTGAAAAACCAAGGTAAGCATGACCAATAATTTGTGTGCTGGCAGCGGTTCCTTGACGCTCCATTTCTACCAAAACTTTACCCATAGTCATAAAATCAACGGCAGAAGGCAATTGGGTAGGTACACCATCAGCATAACCAATAGCCCCTGGCGAAAGCATATAATTGAAGTATGCAGAAGCCGCAGAATTAACATGAGAAGAGCGATAGATATCAACACCAAAAAGAGATCCGACATAGCCTTTTCCTTTTACTGCGAGCATATCAGCGGTCGCAGCCATCATTGAAATAGCGTTACCTGTTTCATTTCTAAGGCTATCTTGTAATTGATTAAGTGCTACTGGATGCATAACAAGAGCATACGGACCATCAGCACCACGATTTGAATCGGCTACATGCAACGCACTAATGGCTTCAAAAAACAAATCAACAGTAAAATCAACGGATGCAGAACCTTTAATTGTTGAAAAAGAATCGGCCGCGTCGCTAGTCAATTCCGCAAATCTTGTTTCATAAGAAGCCGCCATATCAGAAGCAAGAATAAAAGGATTCAGATCTTGTGAACCATAACCAGCCATAGAAGCGAGATCGGAAATATTTCTAATCAAATATTGTCTTGCAACAGAAATATCCGCGTATTCTGCATCAATATCTGTATAATTAGCCGCTTCATCGCTGTTTTCAGAACCAGCATCAGAAAAAGAATCGCGGCCACCCAGACCATATTTACGAACACGAATTGTATCGGTTCCCATTCCATTTATTGATCCAGCATAAGTTAGAAATGGGCTATTTCTGAGATTTGCAGTATCGGTTAGAAGTCTATTGATCTCCAAAGAGATCATATGTTCAAGTCTTACGCCATCACTAAAAAGCGAAGCATTTGTAATTTTTGCGTTAGCCATTGTTTATATCCTATAAAAAAAATCTGTTATTTGGCTACCAGTTTTTTACAGGGAACGACCCGACCATCAAGATATATCTAGCACTGTTTATTATCGTGTGTCAAGACAAATCGACACAAATCGATTTTAAGGCACTTATTTTTTCATAGCAGTGTATTGACTAGACTTGTATCTTTATGACGTGTTTATGGTGTCTTTACGACAACACAATCAGCTAAATTTTGATGTGCTTCTGGTGTACATCTGCATTGCGCCAATTTTGGAGGAAAAAAGGCAAAAAAAAAGGCTCTCAGAAGAGAACCTTTTAAAAGTAAAATCTATTCAAAATCTTGTTAATTTTGATTTTTCCATGTGTGTAATGCTTGTGCGCAATAAAAACACACGTATCCATCTTCGATTTTATAAAAAGAAAAACAATCGGGATTTTGTTTTTGTGCTTCGTATCTTGTTTTTGCATCTGAAAATCTCATTTTTATTTCCTCTTGATTGATTGATAGCCCATAAATAAATACTTCTGGTAGGCTAATCCAGAAGCAAGATATAAACATAAAATAAACCAGCATCATAACATGGTGCTGGCTTTTGCTTTTGCTGGCTTTTAATCCAACATATGATTTAATACATACTGGAATGATTCTTGCGATAGATTCCATTCTTGAAAACGATTGTTATTTTCATCGGTAGATTCTTGATAGCATATATCATTCTTGTTTATATGTAGCTGTATCTTTATCATTTCCATTTTTGAATCATTTACATATCCGACCGGATTCCAGTCATCAAAACCATTTGGTTGTGATAATTCCATGATCCCCGTTCTATTCTGTTTTGTACGCTGGTTTAAACGGATAAATCTAACCCAGCGTGTAATGGGCAATTTTGGATCTGTTATAAATGTAGC